CACCGCTGATCTCCCAATTCTTCGTGAGCGGCAGGACCCACTGAATCCAGAGGTTGTCGGGCTGCGCACCACCAGCGTCGCACACGGCACCCGAGTTCTTCGACCACAGCTCCAGCATCTTGGAGTTCTGGCACGGGTCACTGAGCGAGTTGCGCATGGCAGCGCCAACCAGGTTGCCGGAGCCGTCCTCCAGCAGCGTCGCGTCCAGCAGCATCTCCAGCACGGGCAGCGGCACGCCGCACAGCTTGAGTTCCAGCTCGAAGCCCTTCAGGCGGTCGCAGTCCACGTCGTGGATGCAGATTTCGCCACAGGCGTTCTTCTGCGTGATGTCGTTGCCCTTCTCCACGTCAGGCTTGAGCGTCAGCTCCATGAAGCCGTTCGTCAGGATGCGGCTGTTCGCGGTCAGCGGATTGACGGCGATGTTGCACTCGTCCTGACGGGTGACCCGCAGGGCACACGCTTTGATGGAACTCGGGCAGCAGATGGTCGGCATTTCATTTCCTCCTGCGACGGACGGCGACTGGCATCAGTCTACCGATGGGTCGCCGTGCTCTTGGGATGTTCAGCTTTCCAGCTGGTCGATGAGGCTCTTGCGGTTCTTGCCTGCACGCTCAGCGGCCAGGGCGGTCGCTGCACGGGCAGCGTCGTCGCCGACCCACTCCAGCACCTCGCGGACGGTGAGGTCGTTGAAGTTCGGGGTCTGCGATTCGGCAGGTGCGGCCGTCTGCTGCGGCTGCGGTGCAGGGCGAGACGCGCCCTCGCGGTTCACGGCAGGGAAGCGGCTGTGTCGCCCAGAGGGCACGGTCTTGGACATCTCGAACTCCTACTCGGGTCGTCCTGAGTACAGGATACGTCCAGAGTCGTCGTCCACTGCGACAACCAGCTCGGAGTCAGGCTGCACCTCGTAGAGGATGGCGAAGCGGTCGTTGCCAGCTACCCGAATTCGGCGTCTGCCTGCGGTGGTGCCCTCGACGACGAACTCGACGATGCGGCCGTGACGGTTCACGAGTTCCAGCATGGCGGTCTCGCCGCTCCACGTGACGGTTGCCCGAACCAGGTTGCGGCCCGATGGATGGTCAGCCCGTGCCGTCATGCGGGAAAGACCAGAACGGGAGTGGTGCCAACGAAGTCTCCTGTTGGCCGTGCAGCACACGCCGTCTCGAACGCCGTGACCGACGACTGTGGTATCTCGGTGAGCGCATCGGGCACCACAAAGACGCCGACCTGCGTAGGACTGCGGCCAGGCGTATTCGTGCCGACCGGGAAGATGTTGTTGAGGCACTCGACGGCTGTGGAGGATGCCGCCTTCACCTCGACCGGCACGCCGGAGCCGTAGTCAATGACCCACTGTGCGAACGTGTCCCTGAGTTGTTCGCCGATTGCAGCTGCACCGATCGACGGGTTGAGGCCGCCTGTCGGCAGGTAGGTCGTGCTCAGATTGAAGTTGGTGGTCTGAGACCATCCTGTACCCGACGGGCTGCCGCTGCCGCTGGTGACGTAGCCCGGCCACGAGGTGAAGGTCCAGGCCGTCGAGTCGGACACGACGACGAACGATTGCCGCTGCGCTTGACTACGCGAGTCGGATGCGCAGGCTGCACCCGTGCCGTTCGGCTGGCATTCGGTTACTGCGCCGCCGACGTTGTTAGCTGGCCCGGCAGGGTCCGACAGGACTGCCGTCTGCCCAGGGTCGTCCAGCGTCAGCGAATAGCCGCCGACGCCGTTGTCGGTGACGGTCACGTACAACGAGGTCGCCGTGTTGATGGCCGACCCGTATGCGCCCGTCGGGTAGCACGACGGGACGTACTCGTCCATCATCCAGCCGTAGCCCTGCCCGATCGACGCCGTGCCGTACCACAACGTCTGTCCAATCTGTACGCCGTTCAGGTACGCAACCGCCCACAGCGAATCGGTGCCGTAGTAAGAGTCCTGATAGACGCGCAGGCGGTACTCGTCGCCGTCGGCAGGCACGGCAGCAGAACCGAACGAACGAGTGTCTTGCCACTGCACTTGCGGAGTAATGCCCAGCGGTACGTTCCAGTCGATGCCTGTGAACCTGAGTTGCCAGCTGTTCACGCTGTCCCAGGCGAGGTTGATGAGCGAGTCGCCGCTGGCACCTATGTTTCGGTCGTACTCGAACACGACGCTCGGCGTAACGAAGCCGCTCTCGGTGACCCGCACGATGCCGTCGATGGTGGTTCGCAGAGCGTTCCCGTCGCACTCGCAATTGAAGCCGAGGTTCGGGTTGTCCACAACGCCCGTCTGAAAGTCCTCGCCCGGCACAACGCCCGACGGACCCAGCTGGAGGAGGGAGTTCAACTCAAAGAAGCCCATTCGTTCCCAGGGCGGCGACGGCACATCGCCAGGCGTACCGATGAACGACTGCGACACACTCGGCCGCTCCTGGCACTGCGTAGGCGTCGGCATCCAGTCGCACTCGGACACGGGTGCAGGCAACGACGGGACGCACTTCCAGGCAAGCGGGCCACCGTTACGGATGGCAGCACCCTCGGCCTCGGTCCACGTGTCTGCCGTCCATTCCTCGGGCAGCTCGACCGGGCTGGCACCAATCGGCCATCCGGCAGGCGACACAGCTGGTTGATACGACGGCCAGCCCAGCAGCCCGTTCGGCGCAGACGGGAACCACGATTCCGACGGCACGGCCATACCCGTGAGGCTGATCTGCGTTGCGCCATCCGAGAACGTCACGTCGCCGTCAATGCGCCACTGATTCGTCCGAGGCAAGACCCACTGAATCCAGGCACCGCCGTTCTGGTCGGCTATGCCGCCAGGCGGGCAGCGGTAGCCCGCATTCTTGGACCACAGCTCGATCATCACCGGGTCCTGGCACGCGAAGCGGCGGCTGTCGCCCAGCACAACGGCCGACGACGATGCCAGGGTGGCACCCGTGAGCATCTCTAGGGCGAGCGGGTTGATGCCGCACAGCTGCATCTTGACGGTCATGCCCGTCATCACGTCGAAGTCGTCGTCCACGAACAGGATGTTGTTCGCCTGATCCCGAATCACTTCCCGCCTGCCCGTCTCGAACATCGGGTTCAGTGACACGGTGACGAATCCGGCCGTCAGAATGCGGGTCTGTGGCAGCAGCGGGTCCAGCGGTACGCCCGAGGCGTTGAGCCGGGTGACGCGCAGGGCGCACGCCTTCACGGACTTCGGGCAGCACCAGGTCATTCCGCCAGTATCGCACGCCTGCACGCTGCAACCATGCTGAGCAACTCGGCCCGCCAGGCACCCGGCATTGACCTACAAGACGTCTTAGCGGCCGTCCATGCACATTGGACGGCCGTTATGCCTCTGGAATCTTGCGAGGCTTAGAACGGCTCTATGGGCCAAGACTGTCAGCCCGACAGAAAGACGCCCAGGTTGGCAGCTACGAACGAGTCGTCGATGGCGAACACTGCCAGCGCTCCACCCTGATACGGCAGGTCCGACGACGGACAGATGGCAACCACCACGTCGCCCGGCGCAGGCTGGTTGGACGCAAGCGACCACGGACGGCCGTCATGCACGTTCCACAACGCCGCCGTCGTGCGCCCGTCCTGCGCCAGCTGCACGTCCATCACAATGTCGCCCTCGTAGACGGGCCGCTGCTCCAGCTGGCCGTCACGACTCGCGAACACGTCCACCATGAGGGACAGGCCCGCCAGGTTGTCGGGAGACAGAAGTACGCCGTAACGCGCGAACAGGAACATCAGAGAACCGGCAGCGACCAGTCAATGAGCACGGCGAACGAGCAGCAGCCGTCGTGAACGACGCTGGCAACCTGCTCGCCACGGAACGTCACCGTGTTCGTGGCACGGTCCAGGGCCATCCAGAACTCGTTGGGCACGACCTCAGGCTCGCCCAGGCGCACATCGACCTGACCGGTAGCGAACGCCCACATCTCCGTCCCGGACGGTGCAGGCTGCCCGAACGGGCCGTCGCCTGTGTACCCGGCACCGACGATCACGATGTCGTCACGGCTACGGGTGGACAGGAAGCGGTTCTGATTGGTGTCGTCGTCGTCCACGACGTAGGCGTTGCCCAGCTTCGTTGCGACCTCGGTCGTCATGTGGATGTAGCCGCGACCGCCAGGGCCGCAACGTGCCAGCGCAGCCTCCAGCAGAATGATGCCCGTGCCAGCATCCACCGGGTCCGGCGCAGCTGCACCGCCAGGGTTCAGCACGTGAGCGTCGTCGTTCGGCGTCCAGTAGACCAGGTTGATGTTCGACGGGTTCTTGTCACCCGTCCAGAACTCGTGCTCCATCGCCTTCGACAGACCCGCCTCAAGCTGGTGCAGCGCCTTCGCCTCGTAGTCGTTCGCCTCAAATCCCCAGGTGGAGCACGAGTACGGCACCTCGACGACGAACGGGTGGTACGTCAGGTTCGTCTGGAAGCCGTCGTAGTCCTTCTTCTGCTCCGCCTGCGGCCACACGTCAGAGCCGAAGCCCTGATAGTCGCCGATGCCCAGGATGGTGAAGTTCACGGCTGCGCCGCCACCCGTCAGCGGGTCCGTCGTGCTGTCCGAGAAGTTGAAGCCGTTCGGATCGAACAGCGGCACCGACAGCGGATTGGGCTGCGTGATGGTCACGAACAGCCGTGCGCCCACAGCGCCCGAGTCGCCAGTCCCGTCGTGGACATTGACGTACCCGGCCGAAATGCCGTCCGAGGCAACGTCCATCGCCTCAAGAAGCTGCGCCGCAGACACGTTGAACGGCAGCTCCTGTTCGCCGTCGCCGTCGTACTGAAGCACGAACGACCCGCCAGTAGCGTCGATCTCCAGGAGCACCCGGATCTCGCCATCAGGACCGCAGGGCTGCCAGACCTCAGCCTCGATGCAATTCTCGGGCTTGAACGTGAAGCCGCCCTCCCAGCGCGAACCCTCGCGCTCCTCAACCAGGTTGGCCGAGCCAAGAAGCGAGTGCGGTGCCGCCACGGTCATCGGAGCGGACACGATCCATTCAGGTGAGACTGGCATCAAGCCCTCCGAGGTACCTAGCCACGATCAACGACCACTCTAGTCGTTACCTTCCAAGCGGCAGCGCAGCCTCCGCAGCTGCACCATGACCCTCATACGAGCGCCTCGACCGCCGCAACGAAACGCCGTAGGCCCAACTCCGGGTCCTGTTCAGCCCATCGCGCCAGAGCGTCCTTGGATTTCTGCGCCCAGACCTCAGGGTCCAATAGCCACCGAAGCGTAGAGATCCACGCCTGCGTATCGTCCCGATCAACAAAGATTCCCGTCCGGCCCTGTGTCTCCAGCAATCCAGGCGTCGGATGACAGATGACAGGAATTCCAGATACCAGCGCCTCCAGTCCCACCCGACCCGAAGCTTCCCTGACCGACGGCATCAACAGAACACGAGTACGCGCCCACACGTCATTCCTCATGTCCAGAGTGGGTCCGACGTACTCGACGTTCGGCAGCCGCACCTCGCGCTGCACTCCATACCCGCCGCGGACTCCAAGGAACTCCACGTCAGGCATCTGACGCACCAGCTGCTCAAAGACCTTGCCGCCCTTGTCGTCACACAGGTTCACGAGAGTTACCCGATTGCCAGGTGTCGCCCGATGCTCCTCCGGCCATATCACCGAGGGCACCACCAGCGTTCGGCCAGGCAACGGAAGATCGCGACTCATCCACTCCGCAACAAAGACCGCCAGATCGGGGGGACTTGCGAGCAGGTTGCGCTTCGACACGGTCGCCACGTCGGCGTTGAAGATTCGCACCGACGGAATCTTGTGCTGCTTAGCCAATTGGACAGCGACACCATTGTCGCCGTGATGCGACACGACCACGTCTGCGCCAGACACCACAGACTCCATATGACTTTGACCGAGCCACACTTCAACGCCCTCATGCCAGTACGGGTCACCTTTCGCCAGGAACGCACATACCCGAACCGAGTGGCCCGCCACGATCATCGCCTTCAGGCACTCGTGCGTAGAGAGCCAGGCACCGATCCGACTGTCCGGCACGTAGAGAGGAAGGATCGCTGCAACCAGCACGACAGCAGCCTAGACGCGAAGGGAGGGCCGGACCCGCAGATCCGACCCTCCCAGCTGCGGAACCCTTGCGAGGCTCAGTAACCGCCGCAGACCAGCGGAACCACCGGCTCCGGGCCAGTGCCGTCCGGGCAGAGGGTGATCTCCAGGCGCAGCGACTCCAGGCCGACCATGCAGACCTGGACCCACTGCTCCGAGAAGATCTGAAGGTCGTTGGTGCCGTTGAGCGTGGAGTCACGCACGATGCCGACATCCAGGGTGCCGCCGTCGAGCCGGACGAAGGTGCCCGGAGCGAACAGGTAGCCGACCACGCTGGTCGGGAACGGGTTGATGGCACCCGCACCCTGCGCGTCGTCGAATGCCTGACCGGCACCGGTCGCCGAGTCGTAGTACCAGGCGACATCCAGGTTCGCAGAGGCGAGCCAGGCGTTCACCTCAGCCTCGCCAGCGTTGAGGAACCCGAGGCCCATCATGTGATCGTTCACCATGTCCACCTTGATGAACTCGACGACCCACGACGGGAGCATGAGGGTGAGCACGGCCGACGGAGCCATGTGCTGACGACGCCGGTAGTTGGCAGCGGCAGCGAGGATCGTCTGCGTGACGCCACGGGTGGCACCGTAGGCAGGCGTCGCCGTGACAGCCGTGGAGGCGTTGTCGATGCCGTCCAGGTAGGCGATCTCCTTCGTGGAGGTGAAGGCGACCGACAGGTCCTGAAGGAACGCCTCAACCTGCTCGGGGAACACCCGGTAGTTGAGGTTGCCGAAGGTCACGCACTGCGAGACCGCGTCCACCCGGCACTCCTCGATCGGCGGGCACTCGACCTGGACACAGGGCTTCGGCTCCGTGGGAGGGTACCCGGCAGCGTCCTCGGCCTCGGTGGTCACACGGACGCCGGGCGATGCCTGCGTCCAGATCGGAGGAGTGATGAAGCGGATGCCGCCACGGGGAGCCTCGACGGTCGGCAGGGCCGACTCGACCGGGTTGAGCGCCTCCGCCAGGCGGAAGAACTCGTAGCTCGGGGTGAGGGGAGCGCAGCTGCCGCCCGACGCCACGAGGGCCGTCTGCTGCGAGCGGTGCGAGCGCCAGTCCTTCGACACCTGATCGAAGATGGCGAAGTTGTCCTCGGCCGACCCGGAGACACGGTTCGGGAGGTTCGACTGGCCAGTGGCCAGCACGATCCGCTCGTAGGTGCCCGCCGAAGCGTTGTTCAGGCCGTGCTGCTTCTTGGCGATGGACGCCGCCAGGTTGCGAGTGTCCAGCTGCGTTCCCTCGGAGGTACCGGGTGCAGCGTTCGACGCCACGAGCAGCGCACCGGAGGCGGCAGCCTCGGTGACCGGCTCCAGGCCGTCGGGACGGGCAGCAGTCAGGTCGCTGGTGACCTGTGCGGTGGTCTTGGTCGGGTCGTTCACTTCGGCCTCCTGAGCCTCGTCGCTGGTGAACTCGATGCTGTCGTCAGTCGCGGCTGCGACCTCGATGATGTCGGAGACCTCGTCGGTCTCGGCCTCGTCGGCGGTGCCGTCCTCGCCAGCGGCAGGGTCGGTGTCTCCGGTGAGCTTGATGATGGCGCTGCTGGCACGCTCGGCGCGCTCCGCAGCCTTCGCCTCGCGGCTGGCCAGCTCGCCGTTCACACGGTCAAACTCGGCCACGAGGGTCTCGATGGCGGTGAGCGCCTCGTCCGAGGTGGCAGCATCGTCGGCAAGCGACTCGGCAGCCTCACGGATCTTGACGCCCAGGTCGGTCAGTTCGTCGTCACTGAGGGCCGTCAGGTCCTCGGGGATCACGATGTCCTTCATGGGAACTCCAGGGTCGATGGATCAGTAGGCGCGACTCGGGCTGCACCCTTGCCACTCGCCACCAGCTGCGCAGGCGACTTGCAGACGATCATAGAGTCCTGCGAAGCGGCTGCCGTGCATCTCAGTACGACTGCTCCACATTCGAGACCGCTGTGGCATCTACCGGACGTTGTGCGCCAGGCGCACGAGGCGGAGGCGGAGTGCTGCGCCCAGGGCGGAAAGCGGGCACCGTACCGTCGTAGACGGTTGCACCCGACGCCTCGGTACCGGCAACGGGCAGGTCGCCCAGGTCGGCCAGCACAGCCTCTCCATCCTGCCCGGTTAGGGCCGCAAAGACGGCCACCGCACCGCCCAACCACTGTCGCCGACCGGGCCGCTGGCCATCGTCTGCGTCCCGCACCTTCTGCCACGCCTCGCGAATCAAGCGCATGGCAGCAGCCGTGTCAGCCGTAGCGTCATCCTCGGTCACACGTCGGCCATGCCCGGCAGTCTCAATCGTCAGCCTGATCCGCAACGGTGCCGCCCTCCTGCTTCTTCTCCTGGTACCGAGTGCGCCGACAGTCGGTAGAACACAGCTGCGACCGGTAGTTGCCGAGGAACTCGACGCCGCACTGGATACAGACCCGGTCGGATGACCGGTCTACCTTCGCTGCCCTCATGTCCCGGCGCTGCCGCCCAGACCGTCCGCCCCATACGCCGTCACGCTCTTTGATGGCGATTGCGTAGTGCAGGCACTCGACGCGCACCTCGCACTCGGCGCAGACCTGCCGTGCCTCCGGCGACACCATTTCGCCACGCTCAGGGAAGAACAGGCTGGCATCCAAGCCTCGGCACGCTGCCCGCTTCATCCATCGAGGTCGTTCCACCAGCTGCATCAGGTCGAACTCAATCATTTCGTCCGGCCCGTCGTCCAATTGGCCAGGCGGTAGCGGCTGCGGCACGTCCCCATCGCTCATCGTTGTTCCGTTCCCCTGCCGCTCACGCCGTCGCATGATACGCGTCACTCGGCGGAACGGCACGAGTTAGACCGTTATGGCCCGTCGTTAGGGTGCCAGCACCCGAGCATGGAGGACAGATGGGATCACACGATTTCGACGACGAGGCGTTCGGCGCAACCGCCGAGCAAGCCTTCCACGTCGCTACCGAACGCGCACAGTGGGAGCGGGGACACGAGCCGTACAACGGCACCATCTCGACAGTCGGCAACTTCGTCGAGGTCGAGAAGCCCAGGGCACTGACGGACATCGAGTGGGAAGAACTCGTGTGGTGGATCAGGGACGAGGTACCGCAGCCCGACGCACGGCCACACGGCATCCGGTACGTCTACTCAACCGGCCAGATGCACCAGTCAGGCCGGGCACTGCCGCCGCCTGCGGTACTGCCCGAGCTGAAGGTGCGCCGGAAGTTCGACCACGAGTGGCAGCGCACCTCGTACCAGCGCCGACGCGCACTCCTTACGAAGTGCAAGCGACTGTCAGAGGACGACCTTCGGCAGCTGGCACTCGCCGCCAGGTCCATCGAGAAGTGGGAACTCTGCGTCTGCTACCGGGCCAGCACCGCCGCCGAGAAGGAGTACCGGGAGCGGCACAACCTGAAGGGGAAGCACGGGCACCTCTACCGCTTCTTCGGGCTGGCAGCTTGCTAGAGCACTCGTAGACGGTCGAAGCCCGCCTTCAGGTGGTCTGCCACCACGAACGCAAGCTGCCCGGATGCGCTGTCGGCACCCGCAGCGTTCTTGAACCAATCCGAGCCGCCGTCCTGCGCCGGACACTGGATATGGACCCGAGGGCCGTGGTCCGTCACCGAGAGGTGGTGGTAGTGGCCCGACACGAGTATGCGAGCGTCGCCCACAGGCTGCGCACCGCCCATCTGGTCCTTCCACCAGGCCCACAGCTTTCCGGCCACCGTCGAGCCACGCCCGCCCAGGTGACCGTGAGTGAAGCCCACAGGCACGCCCGAACAGTCCAGCACCAGCGTGAGCCGGTCCTCCGGCACGACCCACGACACGTGATCCAGCTCACTACGCCCTGCCAGCACCTCGGCAACCATCTCGACCACAGCGACATCGTCATTGTCGCCCGGTCCCATGAATTGCTTTCCCTCGGCGTTGCGGTTCTCGCCGTGGTTGCCGCCCACAGCTGCCACAACTAGCCGAGGCGCATGGCGGGCCAGGGTCAAAGTCCAGTCCCGGAAGATGCGTCGGGTCAGGCGCATCTGCTCGCGCCGGTTGAGTTCCACGGTTGCAGGCTGCGCCGCATAGTGGCCACGGCAATTCTCGATGAGGTCGCCCATCCCAACCAGGTAGACAGCCTCGACGGGCACCTTCAGCCGCTTCAGGTCGGCCAGGTAGTCCACCATTCGCTCAGACGACTCCATTAGGCGCTGCACGGTGCCTCGGACGCCGTCGCCGTCACCCTTGCCTATCTGCCAGTCGGAGGCAGGGAACACGACCGAAACGGCCTCTGTGGCAGCTTGCGCCGCCTTCCAGCCCTTCGGTCGCTTCCAACGGTCAAGCCCGTAGATCAGATCGTCTATGTCCAGGCCGTACCAGCGGGCACGGAGCCGGATTCGCGCTTTGAAGTAGAAGAATCGTTGCACCTCGCCGCCGCCCAGGTTGGCATCCCAGGCCCGGAACTCGGGTGCGTAGTCGGGGTCCACCTCGTAGACGGCAGGGTCCAGGTCCCACACGGCCAGCAAGTCGAGCCAGTCGGCCGCAGTAGGCGGCTCCTGCCGTGGTCCTGTGGACAGCACGCCCGACTCGCCGGACCACTGGACGCCAGGTTCCCAGCCCTTCGGGTGCGCCGCAGCCTGCCGACGTGCTTCCTGCTCTACCGACCGCTCGTTCTCAACGGTGCGCAGCTGCTCGAACTCGTCACGAAGGCGACGGTCAGGCACGGCTGCACCGGCACTCGCCCCGACGGTGCCGCTGAATGGAGGGCGCACCACACGCCCTGAACAACCGGGCCATCTTCAAGTCCTCGTCCGGCAACCGGTCGGCGATATCGCGCAGGCGTACCGCTAGAGACGTGCCGTAGATGCGAGTGTCCTCCAGCAGCAACAAGAACGCCTTCTGGTCAGGCGGATTCAGTGCCTTCAAGACCTCGCCCACAGCGCAGGCCGGGCCGTTGGAGGGCCGATACTCCCGTTGGAAGGACTTGAACTCGTCAGCAAGACCGCCCACAAGACCTCCCGGCCAGGGCGCAGCGTCGCCCGGTCAGGCGTCGCAGGCGCACACGTCGCCGCCGCCACAGCCGCAGCCGTGGTCGTCGGACTTGGAGAATGCCTGCGCCAGACGGGCGAACCGTTCGGCAGCACGCTCGGCCCGCATCGGACGCAACGCCTCCCGAATCTCGGCCAGCTCGGCACGAACCTCAGCAAGATCGTCGGCCAGGGTATGAACCTGAGTGTCGGCACGGCGCACCATGCCCGCCGCCACCAGGGCAGTCAGCTGTCCGGCAGTGCTGTCCCACACGCCCCGAGCGTTCGGCACCGAAGCACCCGACGCCACCAGACCCTCGACGATGAAGCCCGACACGTTCACGCACAGGAGACCAACGACCTCCAGGCGACCGCCCAGCTGCCGCCAGTCGGGCGACACGTCGGAGCCACGGAACCGGCGCAGCTGCTCAGGCGTGAGGCCAGGGCGCACCGCACCCGCCGCCACGATGCCGAACTCGTTCTCGTACAGAGCAACATCGGCCACGGCGCAGCCCGTGTCGGCGTAGAACGCCTGAGTGTCAGAAGCCCGCAGGCGCAGGTCGGGGTGAACCGTGTCCATGAAGATCGGACCCGTGGCAACCAGATCACCCTCGGCCGTGAGGACGTTCTTGTTGCGGAAGCTCTTGTAGGCGCTGCCCGACTTCGGCACCGGGACGCACCGGTCAGTGAACCCGATGTGGCACGTTCCCCACTGAGCGACCAGGCCGTAGCAGCGGCCATCGGCGTAGACGGTGAAGGGCTGCGGCTGCTCCATCTGACCAACCTGGAACCACTCGCGAGGCGGATTGACAGGCACCTCCACAGCGTGCGAGGCAGAGGCAACCAGCGCCGCCAGCTCGTAGGCCGCGTCCTGCTGGCCAGGGAGCCAGGCACCGAGCGGTGACGGCACCCGCCACACGTCGCCACGGACCTCGGCACCCGAAGCAACCAGGGCCACGTCCTCGACGGCTGCACCAGCGTCCAGCACCCGCACGTGAGCCTCTTGGAACGCCGGGAACGGAGTCAGGGTCGCTCCCATGATGCGGCCCTCGACCAGCACCTCCAGAGCGTCCACGCCTGCGAACATCATGTCCTCGGGCGACACGTCCTGGCCGTCCGGGGTCAGGAACTCGACCACGACGCTGTCGATGTCTGCCGAGACGCCGCGCATGGTGCCCTCGGTCAGAAGCCGCTGCGCCTCCTGGCCAGCTGCACCCGAGTCAAAGCGGCCACGACCCACGACGTTCTGACCGTCACGGACGATCTCGTGGATGGACCCGGCGATGACTGCGCCGTCGTGCCCAGGTGCGTTCACGGTCTGGAGCATGAGCGGGATGGGAAGCTCGCGCCAGGTGAGCGCCTCCTCGGCGATCATGCGGCCGTCGCCGGACGGAATGCCCTCAACGATCAGCACGCCCTCCCAATCCCAGGCCGAGTCCTTCTTCGGTGCAGCCTCGTCAGCGCCGTCCACGGCCGCTTCCATGCCAGCACCAGGCCCAGGCACCGGAGCAGGCACCTCGGCCACGCCCTCGTCCTCAACCACAGTCTCCTCGGACTCGACGTAGCCCTCGCCAGCGCACTCCGGGCACATCACCGTCATGCCAGCGTCCACGACCTCACCCGAGCCGTGACACATCGGGCACATTTCGCAGCCCTCCGGGTACTCGTGCTCGCCGTCGTGCTCCTCTTCCTTGCCACCGACGTTGATCTCGATCTCCATGCCACCGAACTCGGTAGCTGCACCGTCGGAGTGAAGCCGCTCCACCAGGTCAGTCGCCCAGCGGCGAGCAAGCTCGGCAATCAGTTCCTCGTCGGCCATGCCGCCAAGACCGCCCGCCGCTGCGGGCACGGCCAGCTCGGCGGCCAGCGCCGCATTCGACGCCTCTAGCGCCGCCTCGTAGCTGTCCTGCGACATCAGTGCCGGAGCCTCACGGCCAGCGTCCACCAGGTGGCGAGCCAGATGGTCGTAGACGCCCTTCCGGTCGGCGTCGGGGATGGTGGTGCCGCCACGGCCACCGTTCAGGACGCCGATGCCAGCCGAGCAGGCAACGGTAGAGGCAGCCTGCGGGCCACCGTCGTCGCCGACGAAGTGATGGATGAAGCGGTAGGACGACTTGACGGAGGTGTCGGCCTCGTCGTCGCGCCAGGCGTAGACCTCGGCGTAGTACGCCTCGTCAGAAGGTGAGGTCACCTTCACTTCCTGCTCGGCAGCATCCCAGGGATCGTCGCTGGTGGCAGTGCTGTGAGACTGGATGGCGGTGAACTCCGCAACGATCTCCGTCAGCTCGGTGCTGGCAGCAGCTTCCCAATCAACCGGCGACGAGTCTGCCAGGCTGGCCAGGAGGCCCAGGGCTGCACTGACACGGTCGGCCAGGGCAGCGGCACGCTCCAGGCGCTCAATGCTGGCCTCGGACACGACCTCGTCCATCATCTCGGGAGCCACCGAGGCCGGATCGTCGTCCATCGGCTCGGCCAGAGCCATGACCAGATCGTCGATGCGAGCCGCTGCCGCTTCCATGTCGGCGTGGCACGAGTCCAGCGTCTCGGTGCCATCGTCTGCAACGGCCACCACTGCAACCGACTGCGTCCCGTCGCCCTGCGCCATGCACTCGGCCGAATCCTCGACGATCTTCCAGTCCATTCCTAGACCTCCAGGTCAGTCTCGCATCTGTCGCGAACCTGAACGCAACCAGACGGTCGAACAGAATCAGACTAGACCATGATGGCCGGGATACTGCGAAAGCCCGCCCTAGCGGGACTCGACATCGCCTTCAGACTCGCCGAGCACGATGGCAGCTGCAACCTGACCGAATGGCCCAGGGCCGAACACTCGTAGCAGTGCAGCCCGCTTGTCCGCCTCGGAAAGCTGGTCGAAGTCCTCGGGTTGGACCGGAGGCATAGGTGGCACGTCGGTCATCTGGTCACCCTACCAACCCGTGTCCACGGAACAGAGTCCGAAGAGCGTCCTGCACGCCGCCGAAGTTGCCTGCCAACCACTGCTCTGAGATCAGCGGGCCAGTGCCCTCGAACGTGACCATCCGGGCCAGCTCGCGCAGCATCAGCGCATCGCCCGACTCGACGGCGATGAACTGAGAGTAGGCACGAGCGAAGATTTCCTGTGGGTCCAGAACGTACTCAAGAGCGTCCATCACCGGGCCGGACGCTGTGTACCGCACGCCGTCCAGGATTGCCTCACCCGTGGTGGCCAGCTGCTCATAGATGCCGACCAGGTTCTGGATCTCGGGCGTCTCTAGCACCGCATCGAAGAAGGGTGCGAAGGACTCGTCGCCAACCGACACGACGTACCGGCCGTCGATGATGCTCGCGCTGCCTGTTGCGTACCGCCCTGGAGGCGTGTCGAAGTTCGCCGAGTCGAAGTAGTGACCGGCCTCGTGGGCGAAGGTCATGTGCGGACTGTCGCCAGACCGGATCGCGATGAGGGACTCGCCGGTCTCCTCATTGACACGGAAAATGCCTGCCTCAGTCTTGTTAGCTGGCATCCAGTGGACGGTGGTGCCAGGCATATCGGCAGGCATTCCGTGAACGCCGTCGATGACCTCGGCAGTGTGCGCGACTGCGTCCTGCACCGTCTGAACCGGGCCACGGAGGCCAATCAGGTCGGCGGAGTTGGCGTCGCCCATAGGCACCGCCTGCTCGGCCCATTTCCGCAGGTCTGTGTCGATGCTTGCCGTGCCCTGCACCGTCGGCGGCACTTGGAGGTCTTGAGCGGCCATGTAGTCGCCCCAATCAACCTCGCCAGGGCCACCAGCTGCGTCCACCGCTTCCTGAGCCAACTCGTCAATCAGCGGCTCAAGGGTGCCGTCCACCTCGACAGGCTGCCACTCGTCCACCGCATACTCGACGGAACACTCGCAATTGCACCGCTCCTCGGGTGGCAGCGCAGCATCGCCCGGATACTCGCCCTCGAAGCCGCCGACGATGAACAGCTCCTCCCAGCCCACAACCTGCCCATCGGCCTCAATGTGCGTCTGCCGTGGCCGAGGGCCAGTCTGGAGCCACGTCTTAGTTCCCTGGAAGCCGACGCCCTCTGCGCTGCCACCGTTCTCGGCTGCGAGCGCCTCGGTGTCGGCCATGCCGTTCCCAATGCCAGGGGACAGCGGGCCAGCAGCCGCCACGAGGCCCAGCTTGTCCAGCATCCAGCCCTTCGGCTCGTCGGCACCCGCCAGGGTCAGCTCAACGACACGCCGCTGCACCGTCTCCGCATACCCGTACAACGACGCAACCTGCGCCCGCCACCGAGACTCGATGCCACGGTAGGCACTGTTCGGCACCGCAGGCAGCCCAGCACGCTCAGCGGCCCGCTGCGCCGCCTTCCAGTAGACCGTCCACAACGCCGGAGCGATGTTGCCGTCCACCGCAGCAGTCCACCAGGCCGGGTCCCACAGCTGGTCAGCGTTGTAATCGCCAGGTTTCGACCGCTCTACGGCCGTCCGCATCTCGGCCTTCGCCTGATCCAGCGCCGCCGTTACGCCGCGCTTCATCGTGTAGCGGTAGAAGTCCCGCTCCTTCGGCGAGACAGAGAAGCGCACCTTCTTAGCCATCAGAGGAGCTGCGAGTACCGGACCATCGCGTCGGCCAGCGGCTCCGAGATCGCCTCATAGGGCACCCGCAGCCCGTTCGGCCCGACCGGAATTTCCTTACCGATGCCAGCCTGCAACCACTCGTCCAGGTGCCGAGCGACTTCCTTCATCACCGCAGCTGCAATCTGGTCGGCTACGAACGACGACTCGCCCTCGGCGATGAGCCAATCTCGGAGCCAGGCAGTGCCACGGAGCACGAAGTTGTCCCAGGCGTCACCGACCACTTCCTGCCGATTCAGGCCCAGGCTGCGGAAGTCCATGTCCGTCACGGTTGCCAGCACAGCAGCCGTCGGAGCGTTCTTGAACTGATCGCGCAGCACCGGCACCTTCGCCGCCTTCGAGATGATGCGATTACCTGCCCGCTCCAGGGCACGCTCAAGAGCCGAGTCGGCTGCCACCGTCAGGCGGTCGAGCAGCGACTGGATCGACGTGCCAGGCATCGGCGTCGGCTCAGTAGACGGCCGCTGCGGCTGCGGTGCCGCAGGCAGCCCGCTAGGCGGCACCGGATGGTCCTGCGGTGCCACAGGCACAGCGCCAGGCGTGGTCACAGCTGGCAGCCCGCCACCGAACGCACTACGCAACTCCGGGTAGATCAGCGGCAGCAGAACCGGGCCGAAATTCGCCGGGTCCGTCAGCACAACCTTCTCGATGAAGCGACGGGTCCGCTCGTCCTCGCTCGGGTAGTCGTCGTCCGTGAAGCCGTTAGCCCGCAGGTACGCAACGTCCGACAGTGCCATCCGGTCCCAGGCTGCACCCGCAGCCGGACCCTCGTCACTACGACTGGTGATGGGACGTGCGTCGAAGATGATCCGGTAGCGGTCCACCTCAGTGTCAGGGATGTTCTCGTACTCGACGAGCATCGGCCGCAGGTAGGCAACCGTCAGGAACTCGGCCAGCGCCTCGCCAACCGGATTGACGTGCTTGTCGATGAAGTCGGCGTCTACGTTGTAGCTGGTCCAGTGGTTGAGACCCGACTTGCCGCTGATGACCTCGGGCGGTGCATCCAAGCCCTGCGCCAGCCGCTTCAGCAGCTCCTCTCGGAGTGACTGATAGGCCGTGTCCAGGTCTTGGGCCAGCGGAATGAGCCGGATCTCCTTGCCGAACTCGGCTGCACCCTTGACCACGAGTGGCACCAGGCCCGCCGCCGAGGTGCGGTCCTCCACGGGTGCCCTCATGTGGTCCAGCAGCGCCTCAATGAACCGGTCGATGTCGTCCGTGTTCTGCGACTCTTCCTCGGACTCGTCCAGCGGCCCGAAGCTGAGTTCCTCGGGCACGAACAGGAGGCCCGACGACAGGCGGCTCTTAGCTACCGAGTCCACGACCTCGGACAGCACCACCAGCTCTCGGCAGATGGGCAGCACCCGCTTCATCGGCGAGTCGGCCCGCAGGCTGAAGCGAGGGTCGGGTCGCCAGAATCGGGCGATGTAGGCGTCCACATCAACGAAGCCGCCGTCACCACCGTTGTCAGAGACGCCTGCCGAGTTGCGCTTGACGACCTGACGGTTGCCCTCTTTGGTCACCCGGATTTCTTCGGTGGACAGGAACTCCCACGACACGCCCTGCAACAGATCAAACTCGTCACGAAGCGGAGTGCCCAGGAGGTACGACTCTCCGGCGATCTGATAGTGCATGGCGGCACGACGCTTGAGTTCCTTCTGGCCACCCTGCGGACCCACGAAGGCGTCCATGACGCGCACCACACGCTCGTCGCGACATTCCTGCATCGTCGGATCGCCAGTCTCGGCATCTGGCGTCACCTCAATGAGGCGCAGCTCGCACGACGACACCAGGTTCGCAGTCAGGTTGTGCAGGTAGCCAACCTCGCCGATGACCTCGTTGTACGTGAAGGCGTCACGCTGCCACTCGTGACCCTTGCGTGATGGCGGGTTGAACTCGCCAACCGTCCGAACAGCTGCCGACGAGACTCGGGCCAGGTACCGCTGAGGCAGCAGCATCGCGAAGTCGGCACCGCTGCGGCTGGACAGGTCGTATCGGGAACCGGATTCGCGAGGCACCGACCCAATCTACCCGAGAGCACCCGGCCGTCTAGCGGTCCTGCCTGCGCCCAGGTTTCAGTCGGTCCACCAGGTAGTTCCAGTCGGAGGGCCGCACCACACGCGCCTCGATGCCGCAGCCCAGCAGCGCCGCCAACCACTCGTCCTGAGCGTCAGTGGTCTTACCGAGTTCCCGCTTGAGTTCCAGCACAAGGATGTCGGGTGGCCGAACCAGCACCAGGTCAGGGAAGCCCGCAGCGTCCTTGTCGCCGACGAACACTCCCGGTTTCACCTGCCTGCGGCTGTCATGGAAGTGCGCTACCCGCCACCCGAACATTCGGGCCATTTCCAGCAGCTGCTTCTGAAAGTCCTTCTCGGTGAGGTCGCGCAGCGCCCGTTCTTCGTCAGTCAGCCGTCTGCCCATCGGCAGATTCTGCCAGGAGTCGCTGCGCCATCCGGCCAGCCTGCTCGGCCGAGAACAGCACGTTCATCTCGGAGCCGTTCGCCCCGATGGCAGCGCCAGTCTCGCCCAGCACCAGGACGCCAGGTGCAACCAGCACAATCGGATGACCGAAGCGTGCCGCCAAAGTCAGCTCGTTCACCAGGCTCGTCGCGTTGCGCATCATGCGCTTCGGTCGTGCCTGCGGCTCAACGCCTCCCACTCCTCATCCCCCTCGCGCACAACCAGCGCCGACCCGAAATGCTCTCGGGCCAGGGCCGGATGATCCTCGATCCATCCGTTGCAGACGTTGCACGCCGGAACCAGGTTGGCCGGATTGTTCAAGCTGCCACCGGCCGACCGCTTGCGCCGCTCGTGCAGCCCTTGGACCGCACCACTGCACCCGGCGAACAACCCTGCATCGGCCAGCACCGGGCCAATACGGCACGACTCGCCAGCAGCAACCAGCCCGGCGACAGCTGGTGCCCGCACAGTACGCATGAAGTCGGACCGGGTTGCCGACCGAGAACGCAACGGGCCACGCGCCAGGCTGCCACGGTTGTCGAGTGGTGCAGTACGCCGGAGCGGGGACGAGCGTTTCACTCGGCCCATTCTGGCAGCGGCCGACCCTCACCCTCTGTCTCAAAGAGCGCAACGGCGAGCCGGTCCTCAGAACCAGCCCGCCGCAGCGCCTCCAGGTACTCGGAGCGGTCACGCTCCGCCTCGTTCTTCTTGTGGTGGTCCATGCTGCACCGTACCCGGCAGCAGCAACAGACTCAGAAGTAGTCGTCGTCCCCGGCCAGGCCCGGCTCCGGCCGCTCAGACCTACGAGGCGCAGCCTCACGACCGCCACGGCCACCAGCTGCCGGACGCTCCTCGCGGTACTGCTGCCCGCCCTCGCGCTCCGCCTTCGTCACCTCGGCGGTAGCCCAGCGCAACGACACGCCGACCTCATCGGCTGCGACGGCGACCTTCGACCGGCCAGCGCCCGTCTCCTTGTCCTCCCATCGCTGCTGCTCCAGACGCCCGATCACGATGACACGGCTGCCCTTGCCAGCACTCTCGGCCAGGTGCTCCGCCTGCTCGCGCCACACGGTGACATCGAAGAAGTTCGGCTCCTCCTGCCACTCGCCGTCCTTCTGGAACTTCCGGTTCCATGCCAGGCCGAAGCGGGCCACAGCCGTCCCGCTCGGCGTGATCTTCAGGTCGATGTCACTCGTGATGTTGCCCACGAGGGTCACTTCGTTGCCAGCTGCCATTTCATACTCCCTTGTCTGCCTATTACGGCTCTCGCTCAATGACTATCAGGGCACCCGGCCGGTCAGGGTGGCCGTCTGTAACCAGCACCCTCACCAACCGTGCAGCCCACTCGGCACCGCCGTCCATCGACGGTGCCAACCGTGCCGCCACAGCGGCCGGAACGTGCCCGATCATGCCAGTACGTCGCCCGAGTACGGGCACGTGAACCTCCACAGCATTCGGGTCGAACTCGTTGTCAGGATTGCGGACCAGCACCGCAGGCAGCCCAGGCGTCACATCGCCCTCGTTCACTGCCTGCCACCCGCTGGACCGCTCCCGGTCCTCCAGCAGCGCCGCCAGCTGGTGCAGGTTCGCCGGATAGGCGTCCACAAAGGACAGCCCAACCGTCTTAAACTCCTGCGTCGCCACGCCTGTCATCGTCACTCTGCCGGGTCCAACCAGGCGAGCACGTCGTGGCGGTCCTGCTCGGACATCGCATACGGGTCCGCAGGTGCGCCCAGGGTCTTGAGGAACGCTGCGTAGCTCTTGCCCTCGGCTGCGGACAGGCCGTTAGCGAGTTCGGTGATGAGTAGCGCCTCGTCCTGACCCTGTGCGTCCAGCTCTAGCGGTGCAGCGTCCAGTACCTCACCCGTGTCGTAGTCCACCTCGTCAGCGCCAATCGCCTCGGCATCGGACACAGCTGCCTCGTCTAGCGCCGCCTGCATCGGGTCGGCCGCTGGCAGCGCCGCAATCTGGTTCGCGCTGGCGATGGCGACCTGTGCCGTGCCGCCACGAATGGCAGCAATCTCGGCGTCCCGCTGCCGCCACAGCACCAGCGCCTTCAGGTCCTTCAGGTCGTCCGGGTACCCGGCACGCTTCAGGGCACGCCCGAGGGTCTTGGTGCAGAGGATGTTCCAGTCGTCCGGGTTGCCCTTGTCCGGCACAGGTTTCCAGGCCGTCACGTCGGCACGTCCCGCACCGAAGTGGATGGTGCAGAGGCAGAAGCTCTTGCCGCCGCCGTAGCTGTCTGGCACGCCGATGTCCTTACCTGCCACCAGGTCGAAGGAGTAGGTCGCTGTCGGATGGTCCTCCAGCAGCAGTCCCAGGCGCAGTCCTGGTGATGCGTAGGTCTCACTGATTGCTGGCATAGTCGCACGCTCCACGCTCTAGTCGGTTGCCTGCACCATACGGTCCAGGGTTCACAATCTCGGCGGCTGCCGTCATGCGTTCTCGGTCGCCTCGGCGGTACGTTCGTCCACCTCGTAGCGGGCCAGGTCGCGCTCGGCGGCTGCGGCCAGCTTGTCGAAGTCGCCCTTCACGTTCCACCACAGGTCGCCCCATACGAGGGCAGGGTGCAGGCCCAGGGCTACGGCGCACTCGTCGGCGCTGGCCCAGGGCACCATCCCGGTCTTGGACCAGCGGTTCAGGCTCATCGCTGTGGTGCCCAGCATCTCGGCGAACAGTCGTTCGGTGAAGCCGCCACGGCCGTCCTCGGCGTGGAGGTCGGCCTTCAGTTCGGCCAGCTTGCGCAGCGGGTCTAGTGGTAGTGCAGCCTGCACGCTCATCGGGTCACCGCCTGTCGGTCGGTGCCTGCGGCTGGTCTGTTGCTGTGTTTCGTGTCCATGCTTTCCCCTCGGTAACGGTAGGCGTGCCGTGCGACACGCCGTGGTGGTAGGGCCGTGAAGCCCGTGACGAGAAACTACCTACCTGTCGCACGGTGCGCAACATTAGAGGTCATGTTTCTTGGCAGCAGTACGCACTCCTTTCACGATGCGGTTGTGGGCAGCAACGGCCAGGGACCAACCAACAGACTCGGCCAGGTCGGGCAGCCGCAACTCCTCGACGGGCCAGCCCAGGCGCAGCGCCAGCGCCGCCCACTGCCCTACCGTCGGGTCGCCCAGGCCGCGCTCCCAGCAACTCACCTGACTTGCCGTGGTGCCCATTGCGTTGCCCAGGTCGGCGCAGGTCATTCCTCGGGCTGCACGCGCCACGGCCAGGCGGGTCACGGTGCCTCGGGTTGTCGTGGGCAGCTGCACCCTTCAATCGTCGCCGCTGCCTGCGCTCGGGCCGTGTCACAGGCGTGCGGCAGGCTGCGCTCAAAGAATTCTGTCTACCCTCTTGCACACTCTGTCGCGCATCGTGCTACACTCAACGCATGGACACCACAACCACCACCAACCAGACCACCCGCCCGGCCGTTATCGAGGGCACCACCCGCTGGAACGTCCCCGGCCACTACGGACCCGGCCCGGACTTCGCCACCTTCGACGAAGCCGTTGCGCACGCCCGCAGCGAGCAGGTGATCCTGTCCAACGGCCAGGCGAGCCGAATGTTCGTGGACCTGCGCCAGATGCGCACCGTGCCCGCCCACACTGTGGACATCCACGGCACCGGATGGGGACTTGACGTTGCCGAGAGCAAAGAGGACGCCGTGATGATGCGCTTCGAGGTCTACCCGGACCACATTGAGACCGTCCGCTGACCAGCTGCACCAACCAGGGAGCCACCACAATGAACCAGCCCGACGCCACCTTCCACGCCGCCCGCCGCCTGGACCGCTACATCGCAGACCGCATCCGGGTGAACCCGGCAGCCGACGGCCTACGCGTCCACCAGCGCACCACCGACTGGAAGAACCACCACCTCGCCACACTGGCATGGAGCGACGCCGACGCCCGCTACACGATCACCCTCCGAGACGGAGCCGTGCTCTACGCCGCAACCCGCCAGGCAGCACTCCTGACCGTCATCGCAACCGCCCACTGACCACCACCAGCAGACAGGAAAGACCATGCAGACCACCACCTACCGCCACCTCGTACCCGTCAGCAGCTACCGCACCAAGAGCGGCACCCGCCACGAGTACGGACTGCCCGCCTACGACCTGGACACACTGCTGTCCATGACCGAGGCCGACGCCGATGCCATCTACGCCGAGCTGCGCCAGGCATACGACGCCGGAGAGCTGCACCGCTACGGCACCCTCTCGGGCATCGCCGAGGTGAAAGCCCGTGGCCACCACGCCGACAGCGCACAGCGCACCATCTACCACCTCTGGAGCCTGCACAGCACCGCAGGTGAGCAGCGCATCCGGCAGACCGGCCGACTGTGGCAGCACATGGCCCACGACGGCATGACCTTCGCCGATGCCTACCGCACCACCGCAGCCGAGTACGCCGCCGAGTGCCAGCACCAGATGACCACCCGTACCGAGGGCAGCTTCGACCCGGTGATGGGCACCGGCCGCAAGACCACGATCCACAGCTGCGTCCACTGCGGCTACGAGCGCCGCACCGACGACGTTCGCCGCTGGTCCGGCGACTGACCCGCCAGGCAGCCCGCCGTCCGCACCGCAGGCGCTCCCGGTCGTGTTACGTCCACCGGGTACCCTGAAGTCATGGGATGCAATTGCGGCAAGAAGGCGAAGGTGCGCCGGAGTCAGATTCCGGCCAGCGCACCCGCCATCAAGACGGGTGACGTGCGGTGGTTCGCCGTACCGCCGCCAGGCAGCACCGAGGCCGAGTCCATGCACCGCACCCTCTACGACGCCCGTGCAGCAGCCCGTCAGGGCACCGGCCCAGGGTGGCAAGTCGAAGGACGCCGCATCGAGGTCGTGGACTGATGGGCTGCAATTGCGGCCGCAGCTCCAACCTCGTAGCCCGCACCACAACCGGCGCAGCTGGCGACAGCACCATTCGCACCGGGCAGCGGCTACGGACGAAGGTCCGGTTCTTCGTAGCGCCACCGCCCGAGGAGAGCGCCGATGAGCTGGTCTACGACACGCTCTACGAAGCCCGTGCAGCGATGCGCAGCCGCCCAGGGTGGCGCCTGGAATCGCGACGAGTCGAGGTTACGGGTGCCTGAGCTGGCCGACATGATTCGGACGTGGCAGCTGCTCACGAACGACCGTGAACGGGAGCGGGCAGCCCGGCACATCTCGGCAACCTTCAAGAAGTCTGGCGGCTGCGGCTGGTGCTGGTCCGAGGACCACGCTCACGGAACGTGCGACATCTCCGCTGTGTACGCCCACAACGGACACGCGACCTAACGGCCGCTACCCGGCCGCAGCGACTTCCCAGGCGAGCACCTCGGCCTCTAGGGCGGCAGGCGTGACGCCTACTGCGTTCGCAGCATCCTCGACGGGTATGACTGCCAGGCAGGCGAGCAGCGCCGCCAGAGCGCCCGCATGGTCCAAGGGCTGCGGCAACGGTGGCTCCACCATGACTAACTCGGTGTCTGCGGGTACGCCTGCCAGGTCGTAGACAGTGACAGTGACGGTGCCGTCCTCGTTGTCGTCCACCGTCCGGGCAAGCTGCCCGCCAGGGCCGTATTCGGTACCGATGCGCGTCATGTAAGCCTGCCGATGATCTGCGGAGCAGTCTGCTGAGTTCCGAACGTCGTTGCGCCACCCGAGGTCGAGTATGTGTAGGCCGACACGTCCAGTGCAGCGGTAGCACCCTGCGAGCTGGCAGCGAGGCAGAAGCGGCTCAGCCCGCCCAGGAACAACCCGCCGATCGTAGGCTGCGCACCCGTGAACGTGACCGTTCCGGCATTCGTACTCGGGTTCTGAATGCCGATCCACGCGCCTGCCGGAACCGTGAGGCTCAGGCCGGTCTGCGCGACGAAGTTCGTAGTGGTACCGACCGTGACTGCCTGCGACCAGGCAAGCGTCGTCGGTAGCCCGGTCGTCGCCGATGCGTTGTACGCCGCGATCAGGACCGACTGCCCAGCAGTCAGCGAGGTTGCAGTGACCCACACGCCCAGCACATTCACCAGACCTGACCGGTCAGTCTGAGCCAGAAGCAAGCTGCCCAGGGCGACTGACTGTGTCGCCGCCGACGAAGCCGTAGGGACGAGCGCCTGCCCGCCCGTAGCACCGCCCGAGAGCTGCGACCCGGTTGCACCAATTGGCCTCGCCAGGCGAGCCGACGTGAACACGCCTGACGTGACTTGCGTAGTGTCCAGAGCGACCGGGTCGCTACCCGCCGAGGCGTGCGTAAGAGCGTGAGTTAGAGCGGCGAACGATCCGCGAGACCCGTCGGCCAGTGCGTACTGAACGTGATCGTCATCGGCCAGCCCATTCAGCAGTCCGTGATCGGACACCACACTGCCGGAACCGACGCTGGCACCACCACGAAGGTCCTGAATGTCGGCCAGGCGCGAATGAGGAGTGTTCGCGTAGCTAGTTCGGGTCTGGAAGATCAGCTTGTAGAGCGGCCGGAACTCAAAGACCGGAAAGTTCGTAAGCACCAGCGAATCCCAGGATGCGTTCCTGGCAGCTGGAAGCGATGTGTATGACGCCTGACCCAAGATGGTGAGAACCGGATTGGTCAGGTTGTTAGTTGCCGCCAACCAGCTAATGACGTAATCGCTATTTCCTGCATCAGCTGTCGTCCACGAACCGCCTGACAGGACGTTGTATTGCGCCCGCTGCACGCCCGTCTTGAGTGGGAAGTTCGTCGCCGCATCGGCCCGCCAGGCAGTGCCGGACAGATAGAACGTCGGGACCTGCATCGGCAGGGCCAGGTTCTGTTCCCATGTGTTCGGCGTCGGCGTAGCCGACGACACGACGTCAACCTGAAGATCCTCGTCAAAGAAGGTGCCGCCAGACAGCGCCATTTCTGCGTCTGCGTCGTTAGCGCCTGTGCCGCTCAATGTGTAGCCCGACAGACTGAAGCCCGTCGCGAAAGCTGCACCTCTGGTGCGGTGCAGGTACTCGTGAGTCGCCCAATCCAGCGTGACGCCGTGCCGCTCGTCGGCAAAGAATTCGGCTTTCCCTGTGCTCTGGTTCCAGTAGACGTAGGCCGTGGGAGTCTGCACGTTCCAGACGAAGTAGGTCGTCGAGTAGCCCAGCACGCCCGCCGTGAACGACAGGTAGTAGAGGCCCGTCGTATTCGGGATTGTCACCGATTGCGTCGTCAGGTCGTACTTCGTGCCAGCGCACCAGACTTCGTAGGTTGAACCGACCGGAGCGATGGTGAAGGTGCGGCTGCCGTTGTCAAATGAGATGACACTCTCGGTCTTGTCCGTGTGGCCAATCGGCTCCTTCGTAGCGTCCGACACGTCCACGCCCGGACCAGGTGGACCCGGATCGCCCTGCTCGCCCTGCGGAATCTCGAAGTCAAAGATTGCAGCCGACGACGTGCCACTATTCGTCACCGTGGGCGGATCCCCGTAGGGGACTGCCGTGGCGGTACCCGCAGCGATTGTCGCTGCGGTACCCGGAGCGCCAGGGTCGCCCGGATCACCCTGTGGTCCTTCTGGAATGCCGAAGTCGAACACTGCGGCCGACGTGCTGCCCGAGTTGGTAACGGTTGCCGGACTGCCTGCGGCGAGCGTCGTGGTGGTTCCGGCATCCACGGTCGCAGCTGCGCCAGGCGCTCCCGGATCTCCCGGATCACCCTTGTCGCCCTGCGGTCCCTCTGGGATACCGAAGTCGAACACAGCTGCGGAGGACGTACCCGAGTTCGCAACCGTCGCCGGGTCACCAGCCGTCAGAGTCGTAGTGGTACCGACTGTGATGGTGGCAGCCGTCCCCGGTGGCCCGGCAGGGCCAGCGGGTCCCGCTGTCGTAACGGTGACCCAATCTGTGCCGTCGAACACGAGGCGTGCGACCTGCCAGGCGGCAGTCAGCACCACCGGGTCGGCCGGACCCAAGATGCTCTGACCAGGCGACGGAGCGACCGAGACAGTGTTCGCCGTGCCGTCCGTCTTGACGTACACGACCTCCCGACCCGGATAAGGAGTGGCATCCAGCGTTCGGACCACAGGCCCGGCCGTTGCATCGACGAACACAGTGCCGACAGGCACGCCGCCCAGGTCGCCGTCATAGCCGTTAGCGGCAGCGAACACGAGTCCGGTCGTATGGGCGAACGCCGCCCGGTCATGCTGGAGGTTGATCTCCTCCATCCGGCCATCGCCCGTCAGGATCATGGTGACGCCGAGTGCCCACTGCCCGAACGCAGTCCAGTCGGCGAGCACGATGGGCTGACCGGGCTGCGGCTGCACCACGTCGATGAGCCACACGCCGCCAGTGAGCGTCCAGATGCGCTCGTTAGCTGGCACCGAGTTACCGAGCGCGTCCCGATAGTCGGCGCACCCGATGGTCTCAACGGCCGCAGCCTGCGCAGTCAGGTACTCGCCGGAAGGCGTCTGGTACAAGAAGAAGTCCGGTCCCCAGGCAAGCGGCCCGAACACTCCGGCCGGTACCGCCACGTCGTAGAACGGGCCGAACGCCCCGAAGTAGTCCACGACCCACGACGACCCGCCACCACCACCAGGACCGGGCGGACCCTGCGGGCCACGACGCGCAAGCCTGATCGTGACCGTGCGCGGCTGCACCGTGACCGCAGCTGCATCACGCGTCACCGTCACGCCTACGTTCTGGCGAATGACGATGGTGGTGGTCATGGACTGATGACCCAGGGCTGCACCACGAACGGACCCGACACGATCGGCTCGTTGCCATCACCGAGGTCCCACTGTGCGAGCCACCAATAGCGGCCAGGGTCCAAGTCGGCATCAGGCTCGTCGATCTGGATGCTGAACTCGCCGCCAGTCGGATTCGTCATCGTCACCGTGAACGTCTTGAGTACCGTGTCGTCGGTAGCACTCGGCGTGACCACAGCGTTCACCGTAACGCCCGTCAAGTCGATCGGCGTGCAGTCCACCTCGGCCGTGAAGTCGCTGCGCCATACGCAACCAGCCCGCACGAGCCAATCGGCAGCACCGCCCAGGTCGTCAATCGTCGGCATCTCAGCGGCCCGTCAGACGGCGAGCGATCATCTGTTCCCAGGTCTGCACGCCCACAACTCCATCGGCTCGTAGGCCGTGGTCCTTCTGAAATTGCTTCGCCCAGCGTTCCGTCGAAGGGCCAAAGGAACCATCGGCAACCAGCACCGGACGGCCGACGACCTGATTTATGCCCTCTTGGAAGTCTTTGACCCAGCTGCCACGGTCGCCGAGCTTGATGACCGGCCGATTCACGGCAGCATTGTGGACAGCCTGGAGGAACTCGTTGCCCGACGGTGCAGGTGCAGGCGCAGGGCCAGGCGTAGGCGCAGCCCGCAGGCGGTCCCGCACCAGGTCGCGCATCACGTTCCCGTCCACTCCCCAGGCGTCAATCTTCCGCCGAGGTGCCCACTCCTTATGTTCACAGACGAGGTCCCAGCGGCTGCCGTGCGCCCGAATCAGTGCCGCATGAACCTTCGCCGCCGTGTCGTACTGCACCAGGGTCCACGGCTCTGAGCCGTTGCCGACGTTCTCGCGCTCGACGCCAAAGACAGTCGAGTTGCCGACAAGACCCTTCCAGGTACCTGCGCCCGCATGGTTCGCCCGGCCAGCTGCCACGACGTAGCACGTCCCGTCCCGGCCGACTAGGACGTTGCACAGCGGCCCAGGCAAGTCAGGGCGACCATTGACCACCGTGCCCAGCGACGGAGCGTTACCCGTCCGAGGTCCGGCCGTATGGTGGTCCACCGAGCCAATCGGGTTGAAGGACGTACTGCCGCGCGTCTGCCACCCGGCCACCTCCACAACCTTCAGCCCAGCAGCTCGCAGGCGGTCAGCGATGCCAGTGTCACGAGGCATGGTGCCCTCCAAGCTGCCGCCACTCTGCCGCCCGTGCCGCCACAGCAGCACCGTCGCCAGGGTCTACATCTGCGAACAGGACGAGGCTGTCGAGGTCGTCGTCGGCTACGGCACCGTCACGGAAGTCCAGGTCGCAGCCGCACAACTCATCAGAACTCTTGCGCTTGAGCCAGGCGAACATGAGGCCATCGTACCGGCCGTGACGGGCCGTGCCGGATGTTCCCTAACGACGACGGGTAGGCATCTTCCACGGCCAGGTGCCATGACGCTGACGCATCACGAGCGCCGCTCGCACGTTGCACGTCGCATTCGACCAGGAAGCATTCGAGCAACCTACGGCCCGGTAGAACGGTGCCGAGTAGCGCAGCAACATCTGGAAGCACCCTCGGGCTGACGAGCGGGGATTCGCTGCGGTTGGGATTCCGCGAGACTCTCGATGGACTATCGAATGTCCCCAGGCTCTCCACTGTGCGGGCCAGTAGGCGTCCACGGCAGCATGGCAGGGTCCGGCCCAGGTGCGGGCCACGGGTGCGGCTGGTGCCGCTGGTGCAGCTGTGGCCACGTCGGCAACGGTGCCGAGGGTTGCTACCATGACGGCAGCAACCAGGAATGACGAAGCGAGTTTCCGGCTCACGGTTCTTCTCCTCTGTTGTAGGCGCAGCCGACCTCGTCCTATGAGGTCGGCTGTCGCTTTCTACCCTACCCGCTGCCCTTCACAGTCGTAAGACGTTCGTAACATTCGGGCAGGGTGCCAGGTGCAGGCCGGAGTGAATGCGGGTCCAGGCGTCAGAAGGGAATCCGCGCCACCACGCGCGGGCGACCGCCTGACATGGAGCACCAGGCTGACCGGGAGGGCCGAGTCGCAACGCCTGGACCCGCAGACCCATTGTGTCACTCGGGAGTAACAGAATCCACAACCGCAGCCTCGGCCAGCTGCCGCTCGTCGTCCCAGACCTTCTCCGTCCAGACCCGAACCACCGTCACGCACGGGTCGCCGCCATCCTCGAACTCGGCCTCCTCGTCGAACGTCATCGGCGTGCAGTCATGCGTCTGGCACACGGGTTCAGTGACCCAGCCGTGCATGACACCAACCTGGAGCCAGCTCCAGAAGTCAGGTGCAGGTTCAGTCATAGTGATTCCTTTCATAGCGCCCAGGCCCAAGAGACCCGAACGAGCCACAGCAACGGAGTGATCGTGACGGCCAGCAGCAGCAGCGCCACCACCGCCGCCACGAAGTTCCCGAGGCGGTTGTTCGGTGCGCTGTCCTGCCTACTGCCGCACCGCCAGCACGTCCACTCGTGATCGCACTCGCCGAACGTCAGTTCGTCGTAGTCAGAAGTCATAGTTCATCTCCTGCTCGGCTGGTGCAGCTGCACCATCAGGCTCGTTCAGATAGCCCTCGGGCCAGATGCCAGCCCAGGGCCACGGCTGCGAACGCTCCAGCTCCATCGGCCAGGCGTTCTTCAGGCGGTCACCTCGCCAGCGGCCAACCACCATCACCCGGTTCTCATCGTCCTTCGGTGTCAGCTTCAGGCCGATCTCGGGCCAGCGGAGCCACAGGCTGGACCCGTAGGGCATCAGGTCCCGGTAGCCGCCGCTGCCCTTCGGCGCATGGTGCTCCAGCATCAGTGCGAAGCGGTACCGGGTCCGCAACTCGTCGAACACTGCCATCACCTCAGACGCTGCCAGCTCGTCACTCTCGCGTGCTTCCACCCGATAACTCTTGTAGATCGGGCCGAGGCAGACCAGGTCAGGCTTCACGTGCGCCAGCACCGCCTCCAACTCGCTCCGGTCCTTGCGCTTGCGCAGGTTCACGCCGCCCGGACGGTGCCACAACCAGGCCCGGTCGCTGTCGTAGCCGTCCTGCACCTTCGCCATCGTCTGCCGCCTAATCGGCTCGCACACGTCAATGATGCTGTCGTCCGGGTTCTCCAAGTCCACAATCAGTACCCGCACAGGCGGGATCGGCCGGTAGTGCAACGGGTGGACGCCCTGCGCAGCTGCCAGCCCAATCTGTCGGAACAGAACGGTCTTGCCTACGCCCTCGGACGCAACAACCATCACCCGCCACCCGACACGGGCCAGGCCCGGCACGACCCAGGGTGGACGGCTACTCGTCGGCCGGTCCAAGAATGAATCCATCGTGGTCAGGTCGTCAGGCACTTCCATCGTGTCTGCAATCTGTGCGTCGGCCGCTGCCTGCCCGACCCAATCGGCCAGGTCGCCAGGTGGCAACGTCTGCGCATAGGCGGCATCCATGCCGTCACGGCACGACTCAATCAGGCGTCGGTAGCTCGCACACTCAGCAACTCGGCTCATGTAGCTGCCAGCGTTACCAACAAAGCCCGCACCGCCCAGCGTCTCCATGATTCCCATGTCACCGCCAACCGTGTCCAGCTGCCCAGCAGACCGCAACCAGGCCGACACGGTGGTCACGTCAATCGCCTCACCGCTGCGCCACAGGTCCAAGACCGCCGCCACCATCTGCCGCATCCGTGGCAGGTAGAAATCGTTCGGTGTCAGTACCGGCTCCACCATGCCGACCACACTGCCGTCCACCAGCATCGCACCAACCAGCGCACGCTCACTCGCCTCGTCGTGCGGTGGCACCCTGTCATCACGTCGCACTGCCGTCTCCTAGCTGCGGCACCATGCCGCCGTTGATGGTTGCTTCCTGCCAGGCAGCACGGAACGTCTGCCGCCACCGCACATCGTCCAGCGTGAGTCCAGCTGCCAGGCACACGCGCTCAACCGCAGGATGAACCGCTGGTCGCTGCGCCTCGTACCCGCTGCCGTTCACGTGCCGCAGCTGCTCCCGGTACCGCAGCAGCTCTAACGCCTGCGCCATAGCCTCCAGGTCGCCAGGCGCAGCACCCGCACCCTGCCGCCCTGCTTCCTGGCGCACCAGGGCCACAGACGGCCGGTACTCCGAGGTCCGCAGCAAGGTACGCACCGCAGCAACCAGGGCACCCGCTGGCAGGTCGCCCAGGCCGTCCAGGTACAACGCCGCTGTCTCTGGCGTCATACGGCCCGGCCAGCCGTGCTCCAGCATCCGAATCGCCTGCGCCGCAGGGTGGTCCGTCATGCGCCCGTCCCCAGCTGCGGCACGCCGTCATCGAACAGGTCCAGCACCACGTCCACGGCACTGCGCCGCTCGCCATCGCCACCAGCGTCGTAGAGGTCTCGGAACTTCTCTACCCGCTCTCCGTCACGCACGGCCACCAGGAAGTCGTCGTACTTCTTGCCGTCCGGGTTCTCTCCCATGTGCCACCGGGACAACGCAATTCCGCGAACCGCTGCAACCAGGTCGTCGGCCGAGTAGCCCTCACGCATCCGTGCCGCCACCGCCGCAGTCCGCTTCGCGTTCAGCTTCACCCGGCCAGCATCGCGACCGGTAGCAACGACCCAGGCGTCCAGCACCATCTGCGCAGCCTCGTTCGTCGTCTGCTTCGCGATAGTTGTTTCTTGTGTTCTCTTGTGTTCCTTTAGTTCTGTGTCCGCCACACGGACACCTCGTGTCCGCCCAGCGGACAGGGCTGTCCGCCCAGCGGACACCTCACGCGCGGGTAGCTCCAGGCGGTAGCGGTTGGGTCTACCCGCCTTCGAGTTGTCCGTCAGCAACGTCACCAGCTGGCAGTCCTGCGCCTCGGCGAACCACTCGCACACGGTGCCACGCTTGCAACCAACCTTCTCGGCCAGCGCCGCCTGACTCATCCAGAACTCGTTGCCGTGCGCATCGTTCACCACATCGGCGACCGCCAGGTGCAGCAGAAACCGGACGTGCCTGCCCTTCCACGGGCTGTGCCGCCAGACCCAACCCGTAGCCTCAGCACTCATGCCAGGCCCAGAAAGGAGAAGCCCTGCCAGTCCACCTCGTCGTATTGGTGCCGCACCGACGCCGCCGCAGCTGCCCAATCCACGAACATGAACGGCCACTCCAGGTCGTTCAGCAGCCCTTCCTCGTCGGCCCGTGTCCGGTGGTAGGCGAGCCAGGCTCGCTCGTTCACCAGCTCAACGCCGTGGTGCCAGTCCCGCAGGTGCGTCGCTCCCCAGGCGTCGAGTTCGGCCAGCGCCGGAATCGCCGGATGGTCCGGTTCCACACGCTGCAACCGCCACAACGCCTCGGTCACTTGTCGGCTGTCAATCACGTCATCGCTCGGCCGCAGCGGCAGACCGTCGAAGGCGTCCAGGTCAGGCAGGGTGCTTCCTGTCATCACGTTCCCTTCTTCTAGGTGGTGGCGCAGAACCATAGCCTCGGCACCTAACAGACCGCCCTCAGTTCTTGTGCAGGCTGCGCCCTAATGTGCCAGCAGCACGAAGGAGCACCATGCCAGAACAACCAGCTAACACAGCCGCCGCCGAACCCGTCTGCG